AGCGGGGAGGTCTGTCTTCGTCAGGGCATTCTCTATGTCGCTAACCAGACGTATCATTGTCTCAACGTCGTACTCCGGCTGTACCAGAGGAAGTGTCGTTTCAAGTAGCCGCGCCATTAGCGCCTGCCATCTGGGCGGATGTCCAACCGGAGATCGCCCAAGGTCCACTGTATGTCGCTCGCGCTACTCTCAACCCGGAGAACCGACGAACGGGATCGGGACCGTACAAAAGCCTGATCCGTGGTGCTTGTAACAGCACTCGTGGAGTTCGTGGAAAGGCTCTCGCCCGGAAAGTTTCGGCTCTTCAACACGTAGTTTACAGTAGTGGTGGCGTCTGAACTTGCTATGTCTATGTCAGGAATAAGGCGGCTTATAAACGAAAACTGCTCGCCGTCACCAATAGAGAACACCGAGGATTCAATGAAGGGCTCCATGGCACTTCCATCGTCCGTGGTCCCCGTTTCGTGGGAATATATATAGTTGAGACTATCCGCAACTCCCGCCGCACGAGGTTTGCTGTGTAAGCCAAAATCGACCCAAGCGGTTCGTGCCAAGGACCCAATGTCCCAGGTGTTGTCGGCGTAGTTATACTTTGCATAACTGTCTATGTCGTCGCTGTCGGCAGAACAATAGAACCAGAATACCTCGTCGAACATACGGTTTGCACCGGCAAAGAACTTCAACGATTGGTCGAGGTTGATATCGTCAAAAACATATCTAAGGACCGTGCAGGGGATCGTCTGTATCTGGCCCGCGAACATAAAGAAGTTCTCCGTGTCCATCCAGAAGACACGATCTCCAATAGCCGCTACGGCATTGGGGGAGATGACCGACACGTTGTTCGCCAGCAGATTAAAGGAAAACGTAAAGGGCGGCCCAACAAACCTCATGCTGTACAAGGATGAGTCCGTCCATATCAAAATCTGCTGGCGGGTCTCAATGCCTGTAATAATCTCGGAACCGGAGGACAGCTTCTGGTCGCCAGCCGTGTTGGTTACTCTGGGGGTCCAATCGACGGAGTTCTCCTGGTCAGACCAGCGAACCAGCAAAAGGTCCTGGGCCGTGGTTCCTAAAGTGTTAGCACCTAAGCAGATAACGTGCCTGTCGGTATCGGACACCAGAACTTGACGGGCAATGGTCGGGGCGTCCGAGGCTCCAGACTGAGCACTCAAGGCGGAAGCCCTGTTAGCCAGACCTAGCGTTGCATCCCAGTAGTAAATGTTGTCGTCGCGAACATTCAGTAACAAGTCTTCGCCAAAGTTGTCCTGAGACCAAAGTCTAGTCTCGCCGGAGGTGAAGGGAACGACCGCGATACCAAAACCGTAGAACCCATTGGCTTCCTTGACTACATCATCATCGGCATGGGCCGCTGCGGTGGTGCCTCGAACACCGCGAACTACCCCAGCATCCAGGTCATTGCTGGATTTACCTGTGTATTTTATAAGCTCGTCATTAATCAGTATAAGACCCACAAAGGTTACTGTGGCACCGCTGGCGTGGATAGCCGCCGTGGTGCCGTCATCGGCTCTTGTAACCTCGCCAAGAATGTTTCCGGCATTTGTCCCGTACCGGATATACTCACTGCCTATAAGTATGGTGCCCCTGGCCGGGAAACCTGAAGAGTCTGCAAGACGTATAATCTGATCTACAACGGCAACCGCCGCAGATGTTGTGGTCGATGCTGTTTCAAAAGAAGCCGCAGACGTGAGGTCTATGGATGTGACGCTTGAATTGATGCCACCGTCCAGTGTCGTCTGGGAATAGGTTAGAGTCTGTCCACCAAAGAACCCCGCGCCAAATCCGGCTTGTGAGAGCACAGCCTCGGCCCCAACATGAATCTGGTAATTGGCTATTACGGCGCTACCCCCACCCGCTGTTGACCCGGAAGAGGCCGTGCCTCCCGTGTCAACGGTGTAGCTATTGGCAGAAAGTATAGAGGCAATGGTTTGCTCTCTGTCCAGGTCGGCAGTTGTAAGACCGTCCATAGCGGTAGCTCCGCTGAAGGTTACGAAGTCTCCAACCGCCGCACCGTGGCTCGCCGCAGTCACCGTTATAATTCCGGAACCTGCACTTCCTGTAAGGAAAGGGTTTGTACCTAGCGTAGCGGTGCTACGAATAGGCGTAATATCATAAAAGGAATCGCCATTCTCGATGTAGAACTTGGAAGTGGTTCCGGTCCCCATCAGCTTGAGGGCGTTCAGGGTGATCCAGCATTTAAGAGACCTGACGGTGCCTAGAATAGACGCTCCGCTGATCCTCTCCCAACCGCCAATCTTTTCAGGGCGGCCTTTCCGGAACCTGATTAGGTTAGAGTCAAACCAACCTTGGGCGTCAGCAAAAGAGGTACTCTCACGATTTACCCCAGGTTTAAACTGTACTTTTGTCAAAGGCATCTAAAGCTTCCACAACATCCCAGCCATAAGAAGTAAGCCACCACCAGCCGAACCAATAAGGATCATCTCCAACCGCTTGATGCGCTCGATGGTCTCTTTCCAACGCTCCGAACAGACAGCCTCGTGCGTGTCTATGCGGGCAGACACATCTTTAGCCGACAGCGGCATCTGTTTCTTCTTTGCTGGCATCAGACACACTCTCAATTAAAGCCTTAGTGAAGAAGTCCAAGGCACCCGTCAATTGGTCAACCTGAAACTGAGCCTGTTGTCGCTTGGCTTGCAAATCCCGGCATTGCTCGACTATGTAGTTCTGCTGGTCGCTCATATCCTCACGGCTGTATTCTTCACCGTTAATAGATACGACATTCTTTTCTTCGGACATTTTAACTTCCTTCCGTTACGCAGCGACGTATGCTTTGCCCGCCGTTACGGCATTAGTGTACGCAGTCTTCGACAGGCTAGACTCCGAATACCAATCTTTAGCCGCTTGGATTTCAAGATGATCTGTATTACGGGTGACCATGAGCTTTACACCCTCGGCACCGTCTGGTTCCGCTGCAATTGCGTCAGTATCATCAGCAACGATTGCATTAATCAGCGTTACGCTATCGTCCATTGCAGAAAAGTGTGCGGCAATTTCTTCGGCTGTAGGCTCATCAGACATTTAATTTTTCCTTTAGTTCATCAATTTCAGCGGATAGTTCTTTGATTGCGTTTACCATTGACCAAAATATGGGGTCAGTGTTGACCGACATAATGTTGTTTTTAGTACGTTTTTCTATAGCTTCTGGAAAAATCAATTCCAGTTCCTGAGCAATCGCAGAGGTTGTTAGTTTGTTGAGGGGTAAACCCTCTATTGCACCGGGCAATTCTTCTTGCATTTCTTCGTCGGATTTATAGTAGAAGTTCTTGGGTTCAATCTGAACAATTGCTGCCAGCCCTTTCGTGCTGGGGACGATATCTTTCTTAATTCGGCGATCAGAAGTTTGTGAGAACGCAGTAGCATTATTACCCGCATAAACAGCGCCGCCGCCGGGATTAATAAATGCAGTTTGAGTACCTTTGCCAGTAATATTGGCAGTACCAATAACAATTTCCTGAGCGCTATCGACCGCCGCCGGTACAGAATTATAACCAATATATACGTTGTAGGCACCAGTTGTCAGGGTCTGCCCCGCATACTGACCAAGAGTTACATTCTGAGAGCCGGTGGTGGTGGCAGTAAGAGCCCCATAGCCGACTGCTGTGTTATTAGCCCCGGTGGTATTTGCATCAAGAGCTTGAAAGCCAACTGCAACATTACTAGCACCGGTGCTATTGTAGACCAGTGTATCATGACCAATTGCTACATTATTAGCCCCGGTGGTGTTGGTAGCTAGAGAATTATAACCAACAGCTATATTAGAACCGGCTGTGGTATTGGCACCAAGCGCAGCCATGCCAACTGCAATGTTATAACTCCCAGTGGTATTGGCATCCAAAGATTGAACCCCAATTGCCACATTAGCCCCTCCAGTTGTATTGGCACCAAGGGCACTTACTCCAAATGCTGAGTTAAAATCTCCCTCGGTATTGGCAGTTAGTGCATTGACACCAAACGCACTATTTTGAGTGCCAGTGGTATTAGAGTCTAGGGAGTGGGAGCCAAAGGCAGAATTATTAGAGGCTGTGGTGTTGGCACCTAGAGCATTATAGCCAAGTGCTGTGTTAGCACCCCCAGTGGTGTTGGAACTAAGCGCGGCATGGCCGATTGCTATGTTATTTCCTCCAGTGGTATTAGCATCAACAGCATACACACCAATCGCTATATTCTGAGCTCCCGTTGTATTGGCATTAAGAGCCGCATAGCCGATTGCTATGTTATTAGCCGCAGTGGTGTTGGCACCAAGGCAAGTACTGCCGATTGCTGTGTTTTCTGAACCAGTGGTGTTGGCACCAAGTACATTAGTACCAACAGCTACGTTATTAGCTGCAGTAGTATTAGCATCAAGAGCATAAGCTCCCACTGCTGTAAGACCAGTCCCTGTGGTATTCGTAGAGAGTGCCGCATAGCCAAGTGCTGTGTTACCAGCCGCTGTGGTATTGTTATAAAGCGACTGATAGCCAACTGCTGTGTTGTGGTTACCAGTCGTATTGAGACCGAGAGCAGATGCTCCAACTCCTGTGTTAGTAGTACCAGCGGCGTTGGTGGTAAGAGCATTATAGCCAACCGCTGTGTTGTTATGGTTAACATTAAGAGCCAAGGCACCATAACCCACGGCTACATTATTGACGGTTGTTAAATTTGCGCCTAACGCAGTATGACCAACCGCTACGTTGTTGTAGCCAGTGGTGTTGGCAAGAAGAGCATTGATGCCAACCGCTGTGTTGTTTGCCCCAGTGGTGCTTGCAGCAAGAGCAGCATAGCCAACTGCTGTGTTATTAGGCCCAGTGGTATTTAGTACGAGCGCACCGGCACCAACGGCTGTGTTATTAGACGCAGTGGTGTTGACAGTAAGGACACCACTGCCAATGGCTGTGTTACTAGCCCCAGTAGTGTTGGCATCAAGGGCATACGCACCCATCGCTACATTAGCAGCGCCTGTGGTATTACTTTGAAGACACAGAAAGCCCACTGCTGTGTTATTATCTACCGTATTCAAACCAAGGGCTGCGTGGCCTATTCCAACATTATTATCACCCGTAACATTAGCATCGAGGGCCAGAGCGCCAACTGCTATGTTATTAGCTCCCGTAGTATTGCTTAAAAGGGCATTTCGGCCAATTGCTACATTGGAGGCCCCAGAGGTATTTGTAGTTAGCGTCCCATAGCCGACTGCTGTGTTGTAGTCAGCAGTGTTAACGGCGTCGAGAGATAGAGAGCCAATCGCTACGTTATAATTCCCTGTGGTGCCACCAATCATAGCGTTTAGGCCAATGGCTACATTTTCAGTACCAGTGGTGTTGGAATTAAGAACATTGAGGCCAACTGCTGTGTTATTTGAAGCAGTGGTGTTGGCACTAAGAGAACTATAGCCGAGGGCTGTGTTGCCCGTCCCAGTGGTGTTGGCATCAGAAGAATACCCCCCAACCGCTACATTAGTACCCCCAGTGGTGGTGGCACCAAGAGCATTATGGCCAATTGCTAAGTTGTTATTCGCTGTAGTATTTGCATCAAGTGCAGCATAGCCAACTGCTATGTTAGCAGTGCCTTCGGTATTGGCACCAAGTGCAGCATAGCCAAGTGCAGTATTATTACTCGCGGTGGTGTTAGCATCGAGGGCTGCATAGCCCACCGCAACATTGTTATCTCCCGTAGTAATAGCCGTACCCGCTTCATCGCCAACGGTTACGTTATAATTACCGCCTGATGCGATGGAGTTACCGGCGTTGACGCCTGCAACAAAATTGCTTGTGCCTGATGTTGTCGTGGTGATGTCACCGTTAACTGTCAAGGTCGTAACAGATGCACTGGCAGCAGAACCCGATCCCAAGATGCCGTCGAGAGTCCCCGTAAACCCGGTGGCTGTGACCTGATCGGTAGCTGTAATAGCGTCTACAAAGAGGTTAGCCCAGCGAACTCCGGTCGTCCCCAGGTCATCGACGGAATCCGTATCGCTGACAACGTCATCTCCGTGGGTTGTGACGCCAACTATTTTAGCCGCACC